GCAAATGTTCCAGCACCAGTTCCGCTAAATTCAAAATCACCTAGATTCGAACCAGTCGAGAGGCTGAAAGAACCATTTACTGTAGTATTACCAAGAGCGACATTAGAAGCATATGTATTGGCATTATCTACTACTGAAACTCTTAGTGAATTGCCCATATCACCAGGGTATCTAGCTAACCAAGTAACACCATTATCAAATAAACCTTTTTTATATGTATATGTGTTTTCATTATTTACGATCTGGTTTACTAAGTTCGCAGAGAAAGCACCAGGCTCAAGACCTAAAGCACTATAGGATGTATATGGCCAACCGAAATAAAGAGTTACTGCAGAATTTGAGTTTGTGTTACTTGAAAGAGTAATTGCAGTTGAGTTAACAACGCTTGCTACTGTTACTGTATTACCAGCAGGAGCAACTGTAGAATTTGAAGTTTGGGTAACAAACATATTAGCAAAAATGCCACTAGTGTTACCTGAAGTTAAAACAAAAACATTATTAGAAACTGTTGAATTTGCTGCACTAGTGAAAGTGCCATTAGAAACAGCGCCTGTGGTGTTAGCAGCGCGAACAACGTAAAGAGCATTAGTATATGATAAAAAGTTAGCTGCAGTAAACCAAGTTTCTGCATTATAACCAGTTGGTTTTTGGAACATATTATAGAGAGTTTTTTCGCTATCAACTAAAACTCTTTGACCAACTGGACCCCAATGAAAAAGGCCAGCAATAGCGCCTACCGATGTTGATACGGCAGGGACAATTGTAGTGAGATCAATTTCAGATACATTTACGCCTGGACTAAGTAAAGTAGCCATTTAGTTTTCTCCTTTTGAACAAGAATTAATAATTCTAATTTAAAATTATTTATTAAATCTTGTCTTTTAACTAAAAATCAGGAGGTTGATTGAACATCCAAGCATCAGGATGGTATGTTTCAAAAGTTTCGTCAATCAAATCGCCTCTTCCGTCCTCCATAAACCCGAAAGGCGCCAAATCTTGTTCAATATCTTCTTCTGTTTTATCCCTTAGTGAGTTAAGCGTATTTATATTGGTGTATTCTCTAAAATAATCCTGATCAGAAAGCCAAGCATATAGAACCAAACACATAACCAAATCGTCATGCCTTCCAGGTTCTGCTTCGTAGGATGTTCCTTTTTTAGAAAAAGTCGATAATTCATTAATTGTATGAAAATCGTTGACAATAAATTGGTTCTGTTCTATCAACAATTTTAAAATTGAACAACCAATTGATTTAACAATTTTAGTCGTTCTTATCCCCTTGTCTGCCGACTTACCTCCAAAACCTAATGTAATTCTTTTTCCAGAACGACCAGCATTTTCTGTGAATAATATATGTTCGTAACCAAAATCATAATGTAAAGAATGAGAAACCTGTTCACCAATATCATTAATTTCAACAAGAACTGCTGCATTATTGTATGCTTTAGCAACTCTATGAATAACATCTGCATAATCAATAGGAGTTACGGCATTATTTCTGTAAACGCATGTCTGTTGATAAGGCATCATGGTAACATCAACTAATTGAAAAGCTGAATAGTCTAAACCCTTACCTCTTGACACGTCGCATACCATCATATAGACGTGACCTTTTTTTGGTTCAAAGTATTGTATTAAGCCTTCTTTTTCTATTACCGGAGTTTGATGGACAAGTTCTTTTAATTTCCAACCAGCAATAAGAGTTCCGGATGAACCTAAAAATTCACAATTATACTCTTGGTCAAATTTTTCTAAATCAAAATTCATACCTGCCAGAGTTTGCTGTTTCCAGTTTTCATCTCTGCCAGGAACTTTTTGCCAATCAACTAAAATAGCATTATAACCGTTTCTTTGTTCTAATGCATTAACCCAAGTACTATAAAAATGATTCAAACCGTTTGGTGTAGAAACAAGAATAATTTTAGATTCAGAACCAGAAGAAATCGTAGGATATACTGAAGTGAAGAATTCTTCCCAGTTATCAATAAATGCTGCTTCGTCGATAAACAATAGATTGATAGAATAACCACGAATAGCACTTGTAGAAGTTGCCGAAGCTATTACTCTGGAGTTATTTTCTAAAACGAATGAACCTTTATTCCATTCATTAACACCTTGTTGGAGCCATTTTGGTAGATGTTGATATGCAAGCTGAACACGCCCAAGAATTTCTCGAGCCGTATCTCCTTTGTTGGCCAGTAGTGCAACAGTTTTTTCTGGATTAAAAATAATATACCAAAGTATGAAACCGCAAGTTGTTGTAGATTTACCTGCCTGACGAGCAGTAGTAATAATACTATTACGATTATCTTTAAATGATGTAATCATTTCTTTCTGATAATCGTATAATTTAAAACTCACAAGACCCTGATCAACATTAATAATTTTCATATATGTTTCGATAAAATACACTGGGTTCTCAGAGCACTTAACATACTCTTGAACTAATTCTTGAGTCCATTCTATAGATTGATTAGATTTTTTAAGGAGTACATTACCCTTATAACCACCTTTTATTTCGTCATTCATCTTCTTTTTTCATATCTTTCAATACTTTTTGTAGTTCTGCAGTGGAACCAACAAACAAATTATTAGTAATATTTTTAGCATTTTCATTAATTGGCATATCAGAATATTTTATATCTCGTATTCTTTCTTGTAAATCTAATAATTTTTCATTTGCATTCATCATCGTATCCATAAGTTTAGCATAAACCTCAAAAGATCGTGGATGTTGTGAAGATGAAGCTATTTCAGCCAATTTAAACATAGCTTCTTTACCTTCTTCTATCATATCGTACAAATTGGCTCTAGCGTATTCAAAATCTTTATTCGCAGAATCGTTATGAGATTCTACAATTAATTTTTCAATTTGGGAAGTTTTTTCTTCAAATGGTTCTAAGCCAAGAGCAAGGCCAATCGGATCTTCTTCATCATTCATTCCAAGTCCTCTATATCATAAATGCCTTCAACGAATCCATAATCATCGGTCGCGTTAATTTCAGCATAAGGTATTGTTAAAGCTATATTAGAAGTTGGTTGACCATTAGCAGTCAAACCAGGCTGTTCAGTTATTCTGTAAGACGGGGATGTGTTACCAACAGCTGTTGCTAATTCACCATCAGGAACACTGGGTATATAAAAAGAAACATTAGCAAATTTAATAATTCCAGAAGTTTTAGTTGGGCCATAAAGATAACCTTTTACGGTCATGTCTAAGTCCCAAATTATTTGCCTTCTGTCTTTTAGGTCTCCATCATAATTATCTTTATAAGATATATCATTCAAAACAACAGGAATATCCATAGTAATGTTCATTTCTGGAATTAATTTCACTCTTGTTGTCCAGTCCGGAGTAAAAAATGGTAATATCTGTTCTACTATTTTAGTTCCATCTTCTACGTTTTTAGCATAAATTGAAACTTTAAAATCTATATTATATGGAACTGGATTATATTCATAATTGAAAAAATTACTATTTGCTTGAACTGCCATTCTTCCAGTAGTATGCAGCTTTCTAGAACCATCATATTCCATCTTACCCATTTCAAATGAAATCATAGGTAATGGTGCTGTTGCTGTTGGTCTATTGATGTTAGGATCTTGAAAAACTCTAGCAAGCATTTTATCTTTTGGACCATATGTAATTGGCACACGAACAAGAGAAACTTCTGTGTTAGAAGAATCAGTTTTTACAATACGAATATCGTTGAAAAGAGTACCAACAAGTATAACATATTTTCTTATTAAACTGTGATAATATGTTTGACCGAACATTAAATATGACCTTCACTAAATGGATCCGTTACACTAAAATCGACAATATTATTAGATTCTTTTTGTATTTCGCTTGAATCATCTGCGACTACTTTATCTTCTGTTGACGAACCTTCAAGAACTATATAGTTTCCATCTTCGTCTAGTATTGAACCAGATGATGCACCAGAAACATCTGTGTCATATTTAACAGACCAATCAATGGCATTAATATCAAATTCTTTCTGGAGAATATCAATTTCTGGAATACCAGTTGATAATCTTTCATTAGAATATTCAAATAGTTCACAAGTTACTTCCCATGTATATAGTTTACCAAGTGGGTAAAACATTTCAAACTTTTCAACATATTTGATTTGAAAACATTTTTGATTTAAAGGAAAATAAATTAAATCACCTTCATTTGGTCTTGGTTGTGTTGTTATTGTTCCAACTTCATCATCAAATATACGTTGAGAAACAGAAAATATAACTTGATCTCTAATTTCAATGCCAAATTTTGACATAAAGTTTCCGTCGCCTTTAAACCCATCATAAGATCTAATATACATTTCTATTAATATGGCAAGTTCGTATGAAGATTGATCGTCTGCTCCGTAAACCGAATCATAATTATGAAGTTTACGTGGAATATAATAAACGTCATTTCCATAAATTTTAATTGATTCTATAATTAAACTATCAAGCAGATTCTGCTCTTCAGAAGCTTGGAAGTTATTATAGAAAAAATTTGTGGCCAATTTACTAACCTATAAAATCAGTTATTGGAAGAGAATAGCTGTTGATCATCTCATCTTCCAATTCTTTACGTTCTTCTGTGGCTTCATCATAAATCTTTTGCCCATTAAACTTTATTCCACCAGGTAATGGCATATCACCATATTTTTTTAAATTAGTTCCATATTGTTGTTTAATTAAACATGTTGCGTAACGTTGTAACCAACGATCTGTCCAAACTTTTGTATAAACAGCAGGATCAACAACCTGATATGCTTCTAGAATTATATAATCTCCAACATTCACAATACTCCAATCCATATCAATATAACAACGATTAATATAACGATTATATCTTAATGGTTGTTGACCAACTAACATCTGTTCTAGGAATTGAACATGCTGTAGTGCCATATAATAAGGAACCATAGAAACTGATGTCAATGTATAAAGATCATTTAATGCAATCTGATAACGGATATTAAACAAATTATTAGTGTTTAATGCCTGACCGACTGGAAACATATTAACAACACCGATAATATTATCTGGCAAAGTAATATATTTGTTTGTGCGATCTTGTGGTTGAACTTGATATTTGTAATATGTTTTTTCTGAACCGGAAAAATGATAATCCCAAAAATACTGAAGAGCATCATCTATACGATCTTGTAACTGATCTTCGTCAATGTTTATTTCATTTAATGGTTTACCAAGTCTGCGGAGGCAATATTCTTTAAATGTATTTCTGTCTACAGGTATTGCCATTTTACGCTCCTATTGCCATCCAGAATACATTCGTAGAGGTAGCATTTCCTGTGAGAATGGTAGCTCCAGTGTTTGTCCAAGCAGTAACAGCAGCTTGATACGTAGTAACAGTAGTATTACTAGTAGCAGTTACTACAAAAGCATTAGTCGTAAAAGCAGAAGTAAACGTAACAGATCCGACAGAACTATTAGCAAGCACCCAACCCCAATTGATTTTCAAACCGTTTAACATAGAACTATAACCATTTGCAGCGTTGGTATTTAAACCAGTTGAAATAGCTGTAGAATTAATAATTACATTACTGACAGAATTACCAACTGTCAAAGAACTAGGATTTACAGAAACTTTAGAGATAGAATTTGTAACAACAATAGTAGTAGGAGTTAAAGTAAGATTTCCTGTTGGATTTACTAATGCATCTGATGTTGAATTGCCAAACCCATAAACGGTAGAATTACCAGCAAAGAAATGAGTTGAATTAGTTGAAACATTAACGGTAGAATTACCAATAGTAATTGTCGTTGGAGTAATGAAAGCATTACTAGTAGCGTTAGAAATATTTATAGAAGTAGAATTTATAACAGCGTTAACAGTAGAGTTACCGAACGAAACGATACTTGTATTTACGGCTGCTCCATTAATGAATATAGCGGTAGAATTAATATAAACATTACTGCTAACATTACCAACAAATATAGTGCTCGGAGTTAATGTTACATTCGAAATTGTATTTGCTACGTAAATAGAAGAATTAGTAACAGAACCGTTTGATGTAGAATTGCCAAAAGAAACAGATACAGTATTTACTACATAACCATTAATATATACGGCAGTTGAATTGATAAAAGAATTAGATACCGAATTACCAATATAAATGGAATTGTTGGTTATTAACGTAGAAGAAATAGTATTTGAAACTATAATAGATTGAGTTGTCATACTAACATTAG